TAAAGTTCCAAAGACAGTTGCACCATATCCAGTAGTTTCAAACTTTATGGAGTTGTTGTGATAGAGTTTGACTGGACCGTCAGAAGTAAACTGTGCGAGAACATCACTAGATCCATCTTGGAAAATAATAGATTTTTGTAGGTCTGTTTTTAGATATAAATCTCCAGTTCCATTTACTATCCTGGAGTCCGTGCCATCATGAAGGATTTGAAGATCACTTGAGTCTCCAAAAATAATCTTATCATTATCACCAAGTTTAATGTCACTTTGGAATATAGCGTTTCCTACGAATGTAGAAACACCAGAAACATTAATATTAGTTGCATTCAGTGAAGTAACTGTAGAAACTCCAGAAGAATTAATGTTACCAGTTAGATTACCAGTTACATTACCAACGAATCCACTAGAGGAAGTGGTAATACCAGCAATAACAACACCAGATGCATTTGTATCAAATGAAGGTGAATTAACTTCACCAGTCAAGTTACCTGTTACATTGCCAACAAAACCTGAAGTAGCAGTTACAACACCAGATGCAACAACACTTGTTAAAGAAATGTTTGGATCAAGATTAACAGTAAGAGTATTAGATGCAGCAGATGAAGTTAAATTAGTTCCGCCTGAAATCGTAAGAGTTTCACTAAGAAGGCTGATGTTTTCAGAACCAGAATCCCCAGCAACAGTAAGTGCAGTTCCAACAGAAGCAGTACCGGCAGCAGTTAATCTACCTTTGGAGTCAACAGTGAATGTAGCAACTTCTGTTGAAGACCCATAAGAACCAGGAGTAACTGTAGTGTTTGCAAGAGTAAGTGCTAAACCAACATTAGCAGTACCATTAAATGAAATTGGTGAAGCAGTTGCATCACCACTAATACTGAAATCTCTTGAAGTTTGAAGTTGAGTAGCAGAACTAGCTAAACCAGTTAAGTTTCCAACGAAACCAGAAGTAGCAGTTATAATACCTGATGCACTAATATTGGTTGCATTCAGTGAAGTAACTGTAGAAACTCCAGAAGAGTTGATGTTACCAGTTACGTTTCCGGTGAGTGCTCCAACAAATGTAGTAGCAGTTACAATTCCACTTGAATTAACATTACCAACACTTAAGTTAGTAAGAGTTCCAACAGAAGTCAGAGAAGAATTAACAACACCAGATCCAAGAGTTGTTGAAGAAAGAACTTCAGTATTACTAATTTTATAAACTTTATTTACGGCAACATTGAGATTTTCTGAAGAACCTAAGTTGTCTCCAGCATCTTGGAATTGGAAAGTCTTATTACCATCACCAGAGCTTATAGTAAGTCCAGCGCCATCAGCAGCTGCATCATTAGCGGCACCATCAGCAATCTGAATATTTTTATCGTCTATAGTAACTGTTGTAGAATTAATGGTTGTAGTTGTGCCATCAATCTGTAGGTCACCTTTGATTACAACTAATCCAGTATTATCACCAACAGCAGCAGGGTCAATAGTAAGTACAGCAGGACCAGAAATTGTATTGGTACTGATACCAATTGCAGATCCTGATGCACCAGTTACGAATTGAGCAGCAGTAACGATACCTGATGTATTAATATTGGTTGCATTCAGTGAAGTAACTGTAGAAACTCCAGAAGAGTTAATGTTTCCAGTTACATTACCAGTTACATTACCAGAGAAACCAGAAGTAGCAGTTACAACTCCAGATGCAACAATACTTGTTAAAGAAATGTTTGGATCAAGATTAACCGTAACAGTATTAGATGCAGCAGATGAAGTTAAGTTAGTTCCACCAGAGATTGTTAAAGATTCACTAAGAAGATCAATATTTTCTGAACCAGAGTCTCCAGTAACTGTAAGTGCAGTTCCAACAGCAGCAGTTGTTACAGCAGTAACTAAACCTTTAGCATTAACGGTAACAACTGGTATCAGAGTTTGTGAACCAAAGGATCCTACATTAGAGTTAACTGTCGCTAATGTTCCGGTTCCAGTTACATTATCAGTACCATTAAATGACTCACTGGTATATGCTAAATCTCCAGTGATTGCTATAGTTCTTCCTGTTGCAAGTTGAGTAGCAGAACTAGCTAAACCAGTTAAAGCACCAACGAAACCTGAAGTAGCAGTAACGATACCTGATGCATTAATATTAGTCGCATTCAGTGAAGTAACTGTAGAAACTCCAGAAGAGTTAATGTTTCCAGTTAGATTACCAGTTAAGTTTCCAGAGAAACCAGAAGTAGCAGTTACAACACCAGAGGCAACAACACTTGTTAAAGAAATGTTTGGATCAAGGTTAACAGTAACAGTATTAGATGCAGCAGATGAGGTTAAGTTGGTTCCACCAGAGATTGTTAATACTTCACTAAGAAGACTGATGTTTTCTGAACCAGAGTCACCAGCAACTGTAAGTGCAGTTCCAACAGATGCAGTACCGGCAGCAGTCAAACGTCCTTTGGAGTCAACAGTGAATGTAGCAACTTCTGTTGATGAACCATAAGAACCAGGAGTAACTGCAGTGTTTGCTAATGTTCCTGTTCCGGTTACATTACCTGTACCATTAAATGAACCACTGGTATAAGTTAAATCTCCAGTGATTGCTATAGTTCTTCCAGTTGCAAGTTGAGTAGCAGAACTAGCTAAACCAGTTAAAGCACCAACGAATGTAGTTGCAGTAATGACACCAGAAGACGCATTAATGTCGCCCGCAGACAAATTACCAGAAATTCTCGCATTACCAAGTACATCAAGTTTTGCTGTTGGATTATTTGTACCAATACCCAAATTTGTTTGGGAAGTTGATGGTATAATGCTAACGAAAGTTCCGTCAGAATTAACTTCTAGAAAATTTGCGAGTTGAGATAAATCTCTGTTAAATGCCATTTTTTTACCTGTGAATATGGGTTTATTTTAGAACAACAAAATAAGCCATCTTCGTTTACACTAGGCTTGGTTATTTGTATTTATAAAAAAATCCTACAAAATCAAATTCCAAATCTTCTGTTTAGAATTTGAACTTCAATAGTTAAATTGTTTTGTATCCATAAAACACAGTTTGATTTGTACCGCTATTATTAGTAATACCAAACGAAAAGGTATTAGTATTACTGACAGCGGGACTAGATGTAATTATAGATCCAGATGTTCCGATTATTTGACTTGGTATTGCTGTTAATACCAATTGATTTCCATCAACATAATACCAACCATATTGATTACCTATTACTGGAACATTTGTATTTGAAATAGAAACAGTAGCATTCCAAATACAAATACCACTTGGTATACTACCCCTAACCCACATCACATAATTTGCATTTGCTGGTACAGTAAAACTATAAGTACCAGACCCAGCAGATACAGTCCAACTACCTTCACTTGAACCAACAGCAGTGATTGTTACGTTACCACTGTTTTGATTTACTGAAATTCCAGAACCTGCGCTGATATAAGTCACAATACCCGTTAAGTTGGAACCAGAACCATTGTAAGAAGTTGCAGTAATAACACCAACAGATATATTAGGAGTACCAGTTAAACCTTGAGAATTGGTTGCTATACCAGCATTAGTCGCATAAGTTGCTATTCCTGCTGTAGTTGCAAAGGTTGCTATACCAGCATTAGTCGCATAAGTTGCTATTCCTGCTGTAGTTGCAAAGGTTGCTATACCAGCATTAGTCGCATAAGTTGCTGTTCCTGTTAAATTTCCAACAAAAGAAGTTGCAGTAATAACACCAACACTCATCCCATTGGATGAGGTATTCCCAAGTCCTAATACATTATTTAAAGTTTGAGATTCTGTGCTGATTCCTCCACCTCCCGAACCAGTGCTTGTAGTGTTATACGCAAGAATATCTACTGTTTCTCCACCAAAACAAGATTCATTAAGAACAATAGAAGTTCCACTTGTTCCGGTGAATTCACTGTCTGTTAAACGAACACCATTTATATAAACATCAACAAAACCAACATTATAAGAAACTGCAAAGGAAGTTTGTGCAACTCCTGCAGTAAAAACATTTCCGGTTCTTAATGTTGGAAATGATGCCCAAGTTACACCTATTCCAACAGATTTTAAATATTGCCCCGAAGTCCCAGTAGTTGTACCAGTACTGACTGAACCATTCAGAACTATATTACTGAATGAAGAAATTCCTACAACACTTAAAGTTGTTTGATTTTCACTATAAGAACTAATTCCTATATTTAATTTTGGTATTCTTCCACTAAGTAACTTTGCCATTATTAATTAAGAGTTTCTAAAATACTACCAATGAATTTCAAGTTAGATGCATTACTACCAGATAGGACTAACTTATCTCCACTTTCCAAGACTAATTTTCCGGCAAGAAGATTTGCAGTATCATTTGCCGAGATTGGATATTGTTTTAACATTTCAGTAGTTACTGCTACTCCAACTACACTTCTTTGATGTGATAATGAAACATCATGCGAAGATGCCCCAATATTTGCGACTTGAGCTAAAAGAACAACACCAGTATAACCAACAGGTGCGGTATATACTGTAGTTGGACTTGTAGACACAACTGCTGTAATTGTTTGAAATACATTAAGTGCTAATGCCATTTTTCTAATCTCCTCCGAGTGCGAGTATGAATGGTGTCATCGTGGAGAACAAACTCTTGGAGTAGAATGTTCCTGAAATAGTTCCGGTTTGTTGATTAATCACAACACCATCACCAATACGAAAGTTTCCTGCTTGGTCGGTAGATGTGAATACAACCAGACTACCATTTCTCATATCAATTTCATTTTCTTGAATTGGAACTCCACCTTGATTAGGAAGAGCACTATTAATATTAGTTCCAGAACCAATGTATTCCAAAGAATGTCCTGATGCTAATATTCGGCTTTGCTTAAAGAATGGAACGGTTGAACCAACACCCACAGCATAAGGAACATTATCATTCACCGTAATCGTACAAATACCACCAGATATTGGTGTTGACCTTAATATAGAGTAATAAGTTGGAATTAGATTTGCAGTTCCTGTTGCCGTATTTATTCCAGAGTTGGGTGATGCAAAAGTTACTGTTGGTATTCCTGTGTATCCTCTTCCATTAGAAACCATTTCCACAGAAGTCACAGAACCATTTGTAACTTCGCCAACAGCAGTTGCAGAAACTCCCCAAGGTTCACTTGGGTCACTAAAAGTAATGTCTACATTTTGAGTATAACCAGTTCCACCAGAACCAACAGTCACACCACCAACAGTATAATAAAGTTCATCAAAATACACTACCTGACCATCATAAGGTCTTGATACATTAATCTTTACAGTTCCACCAGAATTATAGGTATGCGAAAGTGTAGAAACTCCAATATAAGCGGAGAAACTATTTGCGGCACCAATAGCAGCAACCTCAAAGATATATCCAAAGTTTCCAGAAGGGAACGTAGATATTCCAGCACCAGAAGGACAAGTAAATCCAAGTCCGGCAATTGAAACACCCATTCCGACATTAAGGTTGTGATTTGTGGTTGTGGTAATTGTGATAATTCCAACAGTATTATTATAAACAGCAGTCTGTATTCCAAGTGTTGGAACATTTAAATCTAAAACAAAAGTATCACTATCTGCATCTGTGGCAGTTGTAATGATACCGGTATATTTCTTTGGACCAACACCATCGGCAACTAATCCATAATTACCAAATGATGAGTTAGAGTTCGTTAAGTCACAGGCAGAACCAGAACCACAGAAAATAGCAGTATCATTACAAATGGTAAAAATAGAAACTAACTGAGCATATCCTTCATTCGTAATTGAAACTCCAATACCACCCTGATTATATTGGGTATAAGAATCTACAACCATTGACTTTAATGGTCCTATTGCCTTGGAACCATCGATCTTCATTCCAATACTATTTGGAATAAAGTTAGTGCAGTTCTGCACATAAGGAGACTGATTAAAATATCCAACTTGATTTGGATTAAATGCGACAATTGCCTTACCAGAATTTAATGACCCAGTAAAAGACATTTCTGCAATGTAATCACCATTTGCAACATAAAACAAATCTTCATTTGCATTCTGTGGTGATACTGATACTTCTCTTAGACTATCACCAATAATACTTACTTGTTCTGGAATAATAACTGGGTTATTTTCTACATAAGATCCAGCACTAACTTTAATAACAGTTCCTGTTCCTGCTGTTGCGATTGCTCCTGCGATTGTTGCTTTTGCGTCTCCAAGTTTTCTTCCTGTGTTTGTATCACTTCCATCTTTCGTAACATAAAGAATATTTGTAACTGTTGCACCGGCACCAAGTCTTACAACATCAGTACCTATACCACTTCTTTCTCTTGTAGTATAAAGTTCTGCATCATAAGTATTAAGTGCTAATTCACCTATTTGCAGATCTGCAACTACCGGCCTCTTACCCGGTACAGCAGACCTTTTAATTCTAAAAGGAGTTGCCATTGATGTTCATTCTCAGTATATACCATTAAAATACGACTTATATAAGTCATTTCATCTATTTATTCATTTATTTAACTCGCATTATTCCTTCTTGGACGATAAGCAAAAACATTTTCTGGAGCATCAGGTTTCATCCATTCTTTGATCTTATCATAGTTCTCAATAGAGAAGAAACACTGATTGTAATACCATTCTTCCCAGGGAATATGACCTTTGGATTGATTGCAAGAATGGCAGCAGGCAATTACATTCATTTTAATATCTAAACCACCCTTACATTGGGGTATAACGTGATCTAGTGTAATGTCGTCTTTTGATTCGCAATAAGCACACTCGTGATTCCAGGCATCTTTTATATTCTGTCTCCATAATCGTTTTGCCTCCGATTTATTTGTTGCATGAAGATTAAACAGATAGTCCTTAGGCGAGTGCAGAGGAACCATAAGTGTTTGCGACTTATAAGTATTTATTCTAAATTTTTAAATTTGATATTAGTGTTCTTTTTACAAGCATCTCTTGCCCAAGATCTTGATAAACTATTTACATAAGAACAAGGTTTTTTAGATCTCCCACAGTATGGGCATTTGGTATCTGGAGGATCTAATAAGTACCCTTCAGGTGTATACATTTTTTTCTTCTTAAGGTTTTCTGTTTGTTTATATTTACGATGATTCATTTATTCAATACTTCTCTAAACAATAAACTCCATTCTTCTCTGTAATCGCAGTACACTGGTCACACCAGTCTCCACAGCACATATACATCACCTTACCAAACTGACGAATGTTTCCTGAATGAATATGCCCACAGATAATTCCAGCATACTTTTTATCTTGCTGAATACAATATCCAATAATATCATTCTCATACTTATCAATATATTCTCTACCCTTTATAGTATTCTTTAAGTAATGAACTAAAGAGAACCGAAAGAAACGATTCAACCAGATGCTTAAAGGTGTGACTAACTCATAACCTCTATTGAACATTAACTGCTTCCAAGAACCAGAAGAATATTCAGAATACTTATCTCCGTGAACACATAAGAACTTATTTCCTTTGGAATCTTTGTGAACATATTCATTACAAATCAAAAGATTCTTGTGCTCAAAGTCACAGTATCTTCTCATCGTTGCTTCGTGATTACCAAGAATATAAATTACTTCTGTGCCTTTTTTACATAAGTTGAGAATTGCATGAACACATTCCGTATGTTCTTTCTTCCATCGTGTATGGTATCTTTCCATACAATGAATGTCTAGAATATCCCCAACCATTACAAGTTTTTTAGTCTTAAGTTCTTTTAGAAACTTCAAGAACTTTTCAGTATTACATCTATCAGTGCCCAAATGGACATCAGAAATTAAGACCGTATCATAAGTCATAGTAATTCAATCTGATTTGCAAGTTCTGTCAAGTCATTCTTATCTAATACAATCAAATTATCCTGTGCATTATAATTAATCACATTTTCAGATACAATACGCAAAATAGATGCGACTAATTTATTCTCGGTATCTGCTCCTTGATTTCTAGATTCCCAAATAGAATCCATCATTTTTTGTGCTCGTTCAGTCATTTTGATTTCTTATACTCCTTATCTATTTAAGGTCTAAAAGGTTCTTGCTGTCTGTCTGGTAGTTTGATTTGTGGGAGTTGTTCCTGATGAGGAGCATATTCTCTAACATTAGACACGAAAATGTTTGTGGTTGGAAGTATCTTGGGCATTTCAATATCAAAAACTGGTCCCATCAGAAACTTATTTCTGCTATAAGTACGATTAGCAGGATCAAAAGAAATCATTAGTAGTGCATCATTTTCATCACCACAATCTACGATTTTTCTTCCGGTATTTTTATTAAGGACAGAAAAGTAATCTTCAGTATTATACTTGTTCATTTTTTGGTTTCTCTTTCAGTATAAGTTGTTTGTGAATTTGATTGTACTTGGTTGGTGTATATAGATTATACCACGTATTTCTGATTATTTCTGCTAGTTTATATGGAGTTGTTGAGGAAATCATAACCTAAATTCATTCTTTAATATCGTAAATGTAATGGTCTGAAGTCTCAAAGGTTCTTGTATTTTCTACAGAATATACGGTAGTATCAATCTCATATCCTGGATTTGATTCTATGCGATTGAATGTCCAGGCACTATCATACCATATAATTCTATTATTTGGATATGCATAATAATTACCAGTCTCCACCTTGAACAAATGAGCGCATTTATGTTCTGGAGTTTCTGAATAATTAAAGTCCGTCATTGCCTTATTCTCAAATCCCCAGTCAAGAGTGAACATATAATCACCTTGAACTTTAGTATTATCAGGACGAATAAGTTCTGCTTTCAATCCGGCAAGACGATTTCTTCGTTGAACATCCACATAAGAAGAGAAACAATCCCAATACATAATTTGATTGAGAGGTTCTATTTCTGCATCAGGTCTCCAACAAAGTGACTGTAGTGGTCTGCGTGTCCAGTTCACACCATTCTCTAGAAAACATTCAAATAATGGAACTCGTTTCTCCATACTTGCGACAGAGTGAACATCACATTTTGTAACCTCACCTTGTCCTTTTTTGTGATTATATAGAAACTCATTACGAATATAACAACTCCAATCGGGCAAATTATGATTTAAATAAGACATTTTTTAATACTTCTTGGGGGATTTATATATAAAAAAAGAGACCCACAAGAAGGTCTCTGGATAATCAAAGAGCATTACCTCGTGGTAATACTTCTTCCGGAAATATGAAATTCTCATGTGGTTGATCTGCTGGTGCCATCCAGGCACGTAGTCCCTCATTAAGCAAGATATTTTTTGTGTAGAATGTTTCAAACTCAGGATCTTCTGCTGCACGAATCTCCTGAGATACAAAGTCATATGCTCTCAAATTAAAAGCAAGACCAATAATACCAATAGAAGCGGTCCAAAGACCCATGACAGGAACAAATAGCATAAAGAAATGTAACCAACGCTTATTGCTAAACGCGATACCAAAGATTTGCGACCAGAATCGGTTCGCAGTAACCATTGAATAAGTCTCTTCTTCTTGCGTAGGTTCAAATGCTTTGAAAGTGTTTGCTTGTTCACTGTCCTCAAATAAAGTGTTTTCTACAGTTGCTCCGTGAATCGCACAGAGCAGTGCTCCACCCAGTATACCAGCAACTCCCATCATATGGAAGGGGTTGAGTGTCCAGTTATGGAAACCTTGTAGGAATAGGAGGAACCTAAAAATCGCAGCAACGCCAAACGACGGCGCAAAGAACCAAGATGACTGTCCGAGTGGATACATGAGAAACACACTGACAAAAACAGCAATAGGCCCAGAGAACGCAATAGCATTGTACGGTCTAATCCCCACTAAACGAGCAATCTCAAACTGACGAAGCATGAATCCAATCAGAGCGAAAGCCCCGTGGAGTGCCACAAAAGCCCAGAGTCCCCCAAGTTGGAACCACCTGATAATGTCCCCCTGAGACTCAGGACCCCAAAGTAGAAGAAGAGAATGACCCATAGCATCAGCAGGCGTTGACACAGCTGCCGTGAGGAAATTAGCGCCCTCAAGATAACTAGACGCCAACCCGTGGGTGTACCAACTTGTAACAAACGTTGTCCCAGTAAGCCAGCCACCAATTGCCAGATAAGCAGTGGGAAAAAGAAGTAATCCAGACCACCCCACAAAGATAAAGCGATCCCGTTTAAGCCAGTCATCCAAGACATCAAACCATCCTCTCTGTGTTTGTTGAGTAAACGTTGATGAAACCATCACATAAATCCTCCAGATTTAGTTTTTTTTACTTTTTTATCCAAGACTTCTGCGTGACTTAGGAGTTGTTTTGGATATTGAAACCATGCTGCCATAAACTCTTGATGATCCTCAAATACTTTAGTATTACCATTGGTGTATACTAACTTATAATCGTGACGGTCATAAGGTTTATCACAAGTTTGTTGAAAAAATTCAGGTAGTCCAGTCATTACACGATCCTCTGGGTCTAATTTGCCATGCATAAAACTTTACAATTCAATGGAAAAAAATAGGGGTCCTAAGACCCCTTTATCATAGCATGTTTTTAGATCAACCGATTGCGGGTGCAGTAAGAGCAACAGGAGTTAACTCAGCAGCAGCAAGATCCAATGGAAAATTATGTGCATTTCTTTCGTGCATTACCTCGAGCCCGAGACCAGCACGGTTGAGAACATCAGCCCAGGTGTTTACAACACGTCCCTGACTATCCAGAATACTCTGATTGAAATTCAGACCGTTCAAATTGAATGCCATCGTGGAAACACCAAGTGCAGTGAACCAGATGCCTACAACAGGCCAGGCAGCAAGGAAGAAGTGAAGTGAACGTGAGTTGTTGAACGAAGCATATTGGAAGATCAAACGACCAAAGTATCCGTGAGCAGCAACAATGTTGTAAGTCTCTTCTTCTTGACCAAACTTGTAACCGTAGTTCTGGGACTCGGATTCTGTGGTTTCACGAACCAGTGAGGATGTGACCAAAGAACCGTGCATCGCAGAGAACAGTGAACCACCGAAGACACCAGCAACTCCAAGCATATGGAAGGGGTGCATAAGGATGTTATGTTCTGCCTGGAATACAAGCATGTAGTTAAATGTACCGGAAATACCCAAAGGCATAGCATCAGAGAACGAACCTTGACCGAAAGGATATACAAGGAATACGGCAGTAGCAGCAGCAACAGGTGCAGAGTAAGCAACCATAATCCAAGGACGCATACCTAAACGGTAAGAGAGTTCCCACTCACGTCCCATATAGCAGAAGATACCAATCAGGAAGTGAAAAATAATAAGTTGGAAAGGTCCACCATTATACAACCATTCATCCAGAGAAGCAGCTTCCCAGATAGGATAGAAGTGAAGTCCGATAGCGTTAGAAGAAGGAATAACAGCACCAGAGATGATGTTGTTACCGTACATTAATGAACCAGCGACAGGTTCACGAATGCCGTCGATGTCCACAGGAGGAGCACCAATGAAGGCGATGATGAAACAAGTAGTTGCCGCAAGAAGGCAAGGAATCATCAGAACACCGAACCAACCAACATAAAGGCGGTTGTCGGTAGAAGTAATCCAGGAACAAAAATCTTCCCAGAGATTACTATTAGAGCGTGTAGCAATTGTAGCAGTCATTTGTTAAAAGGGTAAATAAGAATTCAGGGGGAACTGAAAGTTACGGTTATTCCTGTACCACCCTCCAGCACAGGTATGAGAGACGCTTTACTTCTGATGGTCTCGGTTGCAGAAGGTTACGGAACGTAAAGATTTGTCTTCGTTTCCTGACTTATTTATCATAGCACGGTCCCCGAATCCTGTCAAGGGGTCATTTGAAAGTCGCTGCTTTCAGCACCAGAACGACAAAAATGACTAAAAAATATATTTCCAATATATTATACATCATCCAAACAAAAAAATCCTCACCCGTATTTAGAGTGAGGATAAGTATGATTACCTATTTTAGTTAGTGTTTCACCATACTCCAGGAATTACTTGCCCGGTTAGTACGTAGGCACCAACGGCAGCAATAAATCCAATCATCGCAAATCGTCCGTTTAGTTTTTCTGCGCGTTCTGCATAAGTTTCAACTTCATTTTGTTGCATGTCTTTCTCCGTAATGTACATTTTAGGTTCTTTAGCAAACATATTTTGTTCGCCACGTTCGTTGGTTGTGATCGTCATTTGAGTATCATAAAGTTTTACAACCTAATTATATAGGAATCATAAAGACTTGTCAAGTCTTATTTTGCATCAAAACCTGGTGGAAGGGTTCCGAAATATGGATCATAATCGAAAATAGAATTCCAATCTTCCACATTTGTCGCATCAACTCTCCAAAAATTCCACAAACCTTCATAACTTGACTTATGAAATACATCTACGTGATCGTGATGAATAGAAGATCCCAATTCAATATTGTAAATGAATAAAGGAATTGCGAAAGTATTGCCCGAATTATAAACCAGATCATCAGCAACTGCGCGTGGTTTGACTCCATTATCCAATTTATACTTATTCTCCCGAACGTGAAGATTGATAAGTTTCTGTGCGTGATGGCGAGTAATCAAATAACAGGCAGTTGAGAAATCATTCACAAACCGACGATGCATTTTTACATGAACCTGTGCAGGATTAATAATCGCAAGTTGGACTACATCATAATCATAGGGAACCTTACAAAAGAAATCCTTCCACTTAAAAGGCCAATTAGTTACTGTAGAGATATCACAATCATCTTCCATAATTAAAGCACAAGAAGAATCGGAGTTCTCTAAGAAGTGCTTCAGTGCCTTCAGATGCGATGTAGTGCAACCTACCTCCCCAGAAGACATAAGATCAGGATAGCGTCCTTTGAGGATGTCCCCGAGGTCTCTACCATCCCTACCATCATAGGCAGAGATACGAGTATAATCTTCAATCTCCCAATACTTAAATTGCTCCTCCATATATTCTGCTCTCTCTGGTTGTTCGTCCAGATTGAGATAATAAATGGGAGGAAGACCCTTGAGTTTATAGGCTGCTTTATTTCGATCCATTAGATTACATTCCAATTATCACAATACAAATCTTTAGTTTCTTTATCAACATTATTAGGTCCAAACCATTTTGATGGGGCAATAACCTTTTCAGAATTTGCTAACCATGCTCCCCACCAAGAGAATGAAGAATTGGCAATAATGTGTCCACTACAAAAAGTCATCATACAGAGATCAATGGTATTATTTCCAGACTCGGAAATAAGAAACCTATCATCAGAGAATAATGATTGTTTTTTACACCATTCTGGATCATCCGAGAACACAATGATTTGACGATTCTCAAAATACTCCAATGCCTTCTCATAATAATCAAGATCCAGATTGTTGTGATTCGCACTATTTGTTAAGTAGTCGGTGCGACGAACGTGAAGAGACACAGGATTATCAAAACCTGCAGCAATCGCCTTACAAGGTTCTAGAATATGGTTCCTAAAAGTGAAATCTTCTTTGATGTTATTCTCTATATGTTTAAAGTATTTTTCCGATTGAAAGAATCCCCAAAGAGAAACATCATTTGGACATTGGTTTAAAAGTACTTCATCAAAATAAAAAAATCTTTCCTGGACAACTGGAGCATTACCAACATCAAGATATTTAATATTTTGTTTTGATAGATTGGGAAGTTCAAATACTTCAAAGAGTTGATGAGATCTCCATTCATCTTCAAACTTAGACGGTGGAATTCCAAACTCATATCCCCTGCGAACAGCAATACCACTTAAAGAGGCATACTGAAACATTTGATTTCCAAGTCTTCCCAATCGTCCTAGATGATTAAATGCGAGCATCATTCATTCTCCTTTTTATATATTCCTGTTGATTTAGATATTGTATTATAGTTTCTTTAGTTTGATTTCTCATCCATTGCCAAAGATTGTGATTGTCCATAAACTTTGGATTATGATAATGTGAGTTATGAGTTCTTCCGTGTTCAAAATGCCAGATACAATCATTTACTCTTCCAACTCTATATCCTAGAGAATTGAACCTAAAGTAAAACTCACAATCTTCGGCACCCCAGGAAAGGAAATTCTCATTCCACATTCCACCTTCAATCACTTTAGCACGATTATAGAATTGTGTCCAACCAATCGTAGAAGATTCTGTTCTACATCTTGATTGAATGATACTCAGATTAAATCCACTTGAAAGAAATGAATCAAAAGTTTCTATCGGATAATCAACTTGATATTGATAAACTCCACATCCATAAGGATAGATTACGTCAAACTTATCCTCTTTAATTAAATTATATGCAGTTTGATGACTGTTAACTGGATAAATTACATCAACATCATGACTACAAACAACTTTTGTATCAGAAATAAGAATCAAGTCATTCAAAATTTTTGTTTTATGAAATAAGGACTCTGCACTTTCTTCGAAGATATATTGGAGATTATCAGTATTCACATACCTTTTAATCTCTGGAATTGCTCTAAACTTAAAGGTTGCTCGTTCACTTACCTCCTTTACGATTACTTTTGCTTCAGGAAAATTTTTAAGAAGATAAGTAACCGAAGTAATAATATTTTTTAATCGATCTTCAGACTCAATTCTAGTTGGTAAAATATAAGTAAGATCCATATCAGTATTTCAAAGTGACCCAACGATCAGGAATTAAATCGTTCATATTATAATGAGAATATTTTACACCAAACCACGGATTTGGAGCAACAATTGGTTGAGTTGGATTTTGAATTAACCATGCTCCCCACCAACTGAATGAAGAATTGGCAATGATACCACCATCACACTGAGACATCATATAAAGATCATAGAATGGAATTAATGATTTTTGCCTACCATCATTCGTAGCAGCAGTATGATTAAATCGTGAATCAAATTCAGAAATTAAGAACTCATCACCTTGAAAGAATTCTTGAGACTGAACCCATTCTGGATCATCAGAAAATACTAAAACAGTACATTCATCATCAAAAAGTTTATATGCTTTTTGATAATACTCAATCGGACAAGCAGGATGATTCTCTGGTTGATTTACATAATCACCGCGCCGTAAATGCATAAAGATTTTTTTTCCATCTATACCATTTAAGATATCATTACATTTTTCTACAATTTCTTTTTTAAATGTAAAGTCTTCACGAATAGAGTCTTCAATATCAACAAAATACTTTTCGGTTTGAAAGTAATCATGAAGATTTGCATTGTCTGGACAATTCTCAAACAGATCTTCGTTAAAGTGAAACTGTTGAGTACAAACATTATTTTTTGTTTGAAGATATCCTAGATTATTTTCACTAACCGAAGACATCTCAAAGCAATCAAATAAAGCGTAATCAGAATCTCCATAATCAGATGGTGAGGGAACTAAGAACTCATATCCACAATTTGCTGATATTCCGCGAAGTGCGGCAAATTGAAACATTTGGTTTCCAAATCTTCCATTTGACCCTAAAGCATTGTAACTAATAGCCATCTTCAATCTCCATTAATAATTCTGTAACTATCTTCATCAAAATGTTGAGTAGAAAATTCAAAAAGTTCCGTATCTTCCAGTGCTTCCATTTGATGCCTCAATCCACGATAAACATGAAATTTATCGCCCCTACTTAAAATTACTTCATCAGCAAGAGTAATATCATCTTCATCATAATATCTTAAAATAATTTTACCACTTTGAATATAAAAAACTTCGTCCTTTAATTTATGAAAATGCCATGAACATTTTTTACCTTTTACAAGGTAAAGTATTTTACCACAATATTCTTCACAATTAACAATCCATTTTTCAAACCCCCAACCTTTGGGGACAAATTTAATTTCAGAAGAAGTCATTAGAATTAATACCTTTGTCGTCTATGTAATAATCACCAGAGGGTTTTCCCAAAAATAATTCATGATATTTACATTCCCACAATCTCAATTGAAGTTCTGTAATCTCATAAAATCTTGCTTTTGCCAGTTTAGCATCATTATTATATCTGCCCATTCCCCTGGCAGTTAGATATACGATGTAGTTTCCTTCATCATATAACTTATTTATTTTATCAATTCTATCGTGCAATGGAAGAGCGTTTGAATAATCTCCATTAGTTATTAATGTGCAAATGGTTCCATCAATATCGACAACGTATTTCACTCAAAACATCTCCGATAGGCATCCCAATAGGAAAGAGTTTCTTTTGGAACAATAGATTGCCAATCAGGAAGGCATCTAATTAATTCGGAAGTTTTTCTATATCCCATAATTTCTTTTTCAAGATTTGTAATTAGATCTTGAACATTTCTATCTTGGAATACGGATGCCTTATTATAGATGACGCTGTTTGGGAAATAATGCTGAAGGACATATCCACCCCAAATATCATCCATCCTACCAACGTGAGGGAAGACTGAGTAATAAGGAATAACATCTCTTGCCAAGAAAGTATTTTGACTATTAAATGGAGAAATACTAGTTGATCCATAGGCATCCTGTACACCAAATTTAACAGTAGGTTTGATAGACAATCTTGCCATCGCATCAATATCAGGATCACCATCCCACAAATCAGCCTGAACCAATACTTTACGTTTCAGTTTTCCACCATAAGTTACTTCCTTACGAAAAGGGACTAATTCAATTGGATATCCACGATGCCAAACCTGATTATGTTCTGTGACTGAAAGAGGATCAAATACTCCAAGATGAGTATGATAAAAATCAATCTCTACAGTTTCACCAACAACAACATTTGTTCCCCAGAAATCATATGGAATATTATCATCATCTACTGTTGCGACAATATCAGCACCACGATTGTATGCCTCAACAAATCCAATGTTACGACGTTGAATGGATTTCCATCCAATCGTATCACTCAATTCGGGATAAGTTTTTTCCTGATACTCTGGAGAAAGATAAATGCAATTTAAATTCTCATATTCATAGTGTGGGGTCTTTGTATCACCCACAACAATAAGCGTCCAATCTTCCTTTCTCGAATACTTAATTGTAGCAAGAGTAGGAGGATTAATAGTAGTTGTTACAATGTACTTGTTCACATTAAATACTTTTCAACGAAATGTTTAGTGGTATATCTACCAGTAGCCTTATTATAGGCGTTTTTTCTCATATAGTCAAATTCATCATAATAATTAATGATGTATTCCAACTTTCTATCAAGATCTGCTTCATCATTAAAATACATAAAGTCTTCATCGGGAGTAAAGAAGTATTCAATTGGATTCCAAGGATCTCTTTGACAAAGAATTACACATTTTGCAAATGCTGCCTCAAACATTCTTGATTTGATTTGTGGCATCATTCCACGATCAATATGGAAGAATGCCGTATTTTCTCTTCCCCTAGGGAAGTTATAATAATTTTCAGCAGTGGATGGATCAATATTACAAAGACCATGAACAACTGCCACTTTAGTCTCCGATAACATTTTTATTTTATCCGTATATGAACATCTAGGAACATTACCCATACTGTAATGTCCGAATCTAAAATTATATTTGGTGAAAACATTTTGAATATAACTTTCCCAAGGCACTGCTCTTGGAAGACTTCCAAAGTAAGATACATCAATTATTTTTTCCCTTTCTTCAGGAATCCAGTCCTCACTGAAAGGAAAGAAAACAAAAGTTCTATTATCAAAAAGTTCAGCAGTATATGGGCAAATAGTTAAAATTGTGTCTACCTTTTCGTGAAGAATTGCCTTTGGTCCCTGAACGACACAAAAATTTGGTTCTTCCAGTGTCAGAACAATTTTCTTTTTATCTTCATATTGTCCAGAGTATAAGTCACCATAAAAATCAGCCATAAACAAATAACAGTCTCTGACAATATTTTCATACTTTTCGAAATTCATATAGTATAAAGGATCTTCAGTCAGACCATTTTCTGGTCTAACAAAATTTAAAACTTTCATAAAACCTCATTAATATCATCTTGGGTCAAGATATAAACTCCCATATGCTGGACAGATTTGGAAGCAAGATAAACTGCTTTCGGAATCGCAGCATTTAAGTCTCTAGTATGTAGATAGAAATAACAAAGAGTTGCTAGAAAAACATCACCAGCGCCAGTTACATCAAATACATCTACCTGTGGTGAGTGATAGATATTATCTCTCCACTTGGCACCCAGTTTTCCCATCGTGACCACCAGTTCACAATTGTCTGGTATACTCTTCATTTTATTCTCCTCATCATTATTAATTTTGATGATAGAGTTATTAAAATATTTTAGATCTGGATTTTTGCTGTCTACAAAAACAGGACCATTAAACTTTTCACATAATACAGAAATATTTTCAAGATCAAGAATACCCTTACAGTAATCAGAGATTACAACAGCATCATAGTTCTTACAATCTGGTATCTCTACAGAATCCACTTGATGCCCCAAATCCTCCCTCAAAAGAAGTTGATTTGATTTTGTATCCACAAATCTTCTTTTAATTAATTGATTTGGATCGTTAGTAACAAAATCAACATCAAGTCCATATGCGAGTAAGTTTTCTCTTACGTTTGCAGCCATCCCTGGGCGTACTTCTTCTGCTCGGTAATCAAATACAGGAACAGGTGCCTCCGCACACAATCTGTCGCAGACACCATAGTGATAAATGTCTTTACAAGACTCACCGATAAGTAAAACCTTGAATTGTTTTCGTTGTAGAATATTCTCCAACTCTGTCAAAAAACCGAACTGTCTTAGCATACTGCTCACCTACAACTTCTTTACCTTTCCAATCGGATCCTACAACCATTATATCAGGTTTGATAGATTTTAACAAATCTTCAAGTTCTTCTTTACTATTGAATATATGAACAACATCAATATAGCGAATTGCTCCCAAAGTTTGAGACCTGTCGTTTTGAGAAAAAATGGGTCTCTCAGGTCCTTTCATTTCTGCTACCCTCTTATCAGAATCAATAGCAACGATGAGGTAATCTCCAAGAGACTTGGCATATTTAAATAGTTTAATATGTCCCGGATGAAGCACATCAAAACATCCATTTACAAAAATAATTTTCATTTTCCACCCATAACCATAAATGAATTGTTTAAGTCAATACCAGAAACAAACACATTTTTATAACCACGATCAATCATATAATCCCGAATCATCTCCGGAACAAACACGTGCTTGTGCTTTCGGTTATTCCAAGGTCTCCAATACTTCTGACTATAATCAGGAAGATAAAGAAACAATGTGCCTCCGATGATCAAGCGTTCATACCAATAGTTCATTGTCTCAATCCAATCATCAACGTGTTCTAGGCAATGACTAGAGAAAATATAATTAGGATTTCTTTCAGGAAGATTATTTGCATCCCAAGGATCATCAAAACTTAAATCAATTGGAACTGATCCAGGGAAAGACCATTCTGGTTTCATACAACCAATATCATATCCAAATCCAGAACAAACGTGTTTAGCAAATGGAATTGCAAATTGAGAAGCATTACCAATGGTCTGAAAATGTGGATATTCTGTTTCCTGATAGGTAATTTTTTTAATCATTGATATTGCCAAGGTAAATTAAATAAGTATCTTGTCTGTGACCAATCACCCCAACGGTGATGAAGAGTCATTGGTTTATCCTTTACTTTATCAAATAGTTCAGAAGTTTCAAACAGATAGTTCCAGGATGTTTCAATAAAGTTATAAGCAGAAGCATTCTCAATTACTTTACACCAATCAAACAAAGAATAACCTCCAATGTGTCGTGCTTCAATAACCTGTGCTCCGCCATAATCAGCAGGATTTATAGATATTCTATCACAGATTTCAACTTGTGGTCGTGTACACCAATACCTATTTACAAGGGCATATGTATCACCATCCTGAAGCCCCAAAACATCGTAGAACAGTTTATCTTCTTTATCTTTGTTACGGACGAATTTAATATGATCTCTCCAATCTTTCCAATCCATTCCAATACTGTCATACTTACCTGCCATAATAGGTTGGTAATTTCCAAAACCTTGAAAATAAAAAAGTTTATCAGTAATTTCAGTTTGTTTTTCTGGAAGATAATATTCTATTTCAGGAAACTGAACATGATCTGGTAAAGGTGGACGAGTAAGTTTTACTTTTTTATCGCCCCAAGAAATAAAATTAAAGTCTGGAATATAATCATTTAACCATTCGAATTCGGAAACCACTGGCCAATAAACTTCATATCCTTGATCTTTGATGTGATATGCTAATTTTTGAAGAAATAAAATATCGCCCAGCCCACATGGTTGGTAAATAAGACCAGTTTTCATTCTACCTCCATTGGAGTCATTTCTCTCCATTCATTTCGTGTATATTCAATCCACTGCCAGGGTTTCTTTAGAATACCATCATAAACTCTTTCAGAATACTTATAGTGTCTTGGATGAATCGTGAGTCGTGTTGCCTTAAGATCCAAAGTCTCCATTACATAATGAAGTGACGTATCGACAGAGTGTATCTCTTCGGCATTCTCAAAAACCCAGCACCAGTCAAAGACTTTACCACCAGGAATATTCGGATCCATTTCTATAATCTTTCCATCATATCCTTCTGGTATTTGCTTATAAACTCCATTCATTGGTTTATAAACACTATAGTATGGATTAATAAAGATGAATGAATCTCCCTTTTCTAGTCCAAGTTTTTTACGAAGATTCTCTTCTCGTTCAAGGTTTCTTTCGTATTTAAAGTAATCCTGCCAGTCATCATATAAAATTCCAACAGCATCATACTTGGTTCCCAGCACATCCCAAGATCCTCTTGGTTTAGGAACATTAGAAAGATCAAGAACTCCAACCTCACCAGAAGGAAGTTGGAGTTGTCCTTGAACACCGATATGAGAATTGGGAATCATCTGATCCACACCAGCAGACCAGCAAGCAGGAGTGACTGGATGATAGACCGTGTGTTCTTGCGATAATACTGCTGTTATTTTTTGTATGAAGAAAATATCCCCAAGTCCTCCTGCCTGATCAATAATAATATTCATCAGTTAATCTTATCGTACCAATACTTAAGAAGATCATTCAATGTGGTATCAATGTCATACTCTTCTTTAAATCCGGTGAATTCTACAAGGTTGGTAGAATCACCGTGCTGGTAATAGATTTCATGAGGACGCCAGAAAGGTTCGTGAATCTTTTGCTCCACGTGATCCAGTCCGGAAAGTTCAATCAACTTATCAGTAAAGAACTGCATCTTACGAGGAGTATCTCCACAGATATTGAAAATGTGATTGGTTACCTCTGGATTCATCATCGCAAGGTAATAAGATCTCACAGTATCACGAACATCCATTACAACGCGAGTCGTACTTAAGTTGCCGATAAGAAGAACAGGATCTTGAAGTCCTTTCATCATCCTAGCAATTTGATAGGCATCAGATGAGATTGAGAAGATCTTACCTCTACGAGGTCCAGTATGAGAGAATGCACGAGTAATAAATCCTTTGATAAATCCATTCTGCATACGTTCCTGAAGATATACATCAGTTGCTGCCTTTGATGCACCATAAGGATTCGCAGGGAGAATTGTATCTTCCCAATGAATCTTGCGACCATCTTGTCCGACATTACCATAAACTTCAGAGGTAGAGCAGAACATCAACTTACAATCAAGTTGGTGATCCGCAATAACCTGAATCAAGTTAGCACTCCCCATCACATTGGTTTCCATTGTTCCGATAGGATCAATAAAACTAAAGGGAGGATGAGATTGTGCTGCTAAATGAAATACCCCATCAAACTGATGCGTCTCAAACACATTCCGTAGAGAGCGATAATTACAAAGATCCGAATACAAGAACGTGATTGAATTATAAACTTCATCAGGCACTACATCACGAATATCCGTCTCCATACCATTAGTACGACGAATCAGTCCATAGACTTTGTGCCCTTCACTGTGAAGAAGATTTGCCAGATGAGGACCAGCAAATCCGGTGATTCCAGTAATTAAAAATTTCATTAATTTACAACTCCTTCAATAAGATCTTTACAAACTTCAATATCTACATCAACAGGAAATAGAATCAAAAATCCCTGAGCAACATATGATTCTATTATAACATGAGTTTCATCAAATAATTCATACACAAAATCAATATTATCTGCACCAGCATATTGCCTTAAATCCCAATTACCTCCCTCATAAGGACCATCCTTATAAACTCTCAAATCATCAAGAACAAATATATCCTTCGAAATATCTCTACCACTTTCTTTAATTGCTCTGATTTCAGACTCAAGAGGAATCCGTTTTGTAGGATCTGATTCACTGGTATAAGTTGCACCATTAATATTAAAGTCCGCTCCAGGAAAATGAGCATCGTGCCAGAACAAAGTTGGTTCTGAAGATAGTGTTTTCAGAATGTTCTTCATTTCAACGTGACTATAACCCTTAATCAGATGAAGATTTGGTGTACCCTCAAACTTCTCTATCAACTTGCTATAAAGTTCATCCATTAACTCAATCGTATAAACATTTAGATCATCTGGACGAACATTAAGAATATGAGAAAGACTGTCGGCAATTCCGGTTCCAGTCTCTACAAAGTTTTTAATACCAAAAGTCTCAATGACTTCCTTTGGCTTGATTGCCTGATAAATTTGTCCCATTTTTAGTTAAAATAGTTAAGGTAAATAAAGTCTTCTAAAATTTCCATCTCTTTTGCTTTCTCAAGATTTTCTTTAATGGCATCCATCTTACTATAATACAATTCTTCTGATACGTCAAATTCATTGGAGAGTGCAATAATTCCATCGGAGTTAAAAACCTTACCAATATCAGGAGCACCCAGATAAACAGGAATAGTACCTGTAGCAAAGCAATCTAAAAGTTTTTCGGTAAAATAAGTTTCGTACTGACCATTTTCTATTGCGACAGAGAACATATAATCACAAAGTCCTTCTTCTTTTAAAGCAATCTCATTAAATCCACGACCATAAAGATCAACCTGTTCACCAATACGTTCTATCCATTGAAGTCTCAAACGATGCCCATCACACATTTTTTTATTTGATGCAATCATTGAAATCATTTTTGATTTCTCATAAATTTTTGGATCTTTAATCCAAAATCCTTGAGCAGGGCACCATTTAAATTTAGAATCAATCTTAAGTAATTCTTGATTATGTGTAAAAATAATATCAAACATTTCCAAATATTTTTCTGGAAATAGTCTTACGGTATCTACAATTTGAGGAGTGATGTATTTGGATTCAAGTAACCAAGCATATTTTGGTTTTCCATTATCATCATCAATAAATGCTTGTTGGAGCGTACTATCAATATAGAAAGTAGCGTCTCCACTCCCGTCCTTTACCCACTCAATATATTTGGATTCTTTTCCATGAACAGAATAACCTTTATTTCCATCAGTTAGATGAGTAAAGGTATCTCCAACCAGATTAAACTTTTTTCGCATTGATTTGCTCACTAATCCACGCATAAGTTTTAGCAATACCCTCTTCAAGAGATTGTGAATAGTCCCAACCAAGTTCTTTACGAACTACATCATTATTAGAGTTGCGTCCACGAACCCCAAGAGGTCCATCAATATGATTCTTTTCTACTTTCTTTCCGGCAACTCTAGCAGCAGTTTCCACAAGTTGATTTATAGTAACCATCTCTTCAGAACCAATATTCACAGGTCCAATAAAGTTGGAATCCATCATACGACGGGTTGCCTCAATACATTCATCGATGTAAAGGAATGAACGAGTCTGCTTACCATCCCCCCAGACTTCAATTGCACCACCTTCTTCTGGAAGATATGCTACTTTACGACAGATTGCTGCTGGTGATTTTTCACGACCACCTTCCCAGGTTCCCTCTGGACCAAATATATTATGATAACGAGATACCCTAACAGGTATGCCGTGATTCCTATGGTACGCAAAGTAAAGACGTTCCGAAAAAAGTTTCTCCCAACCGTATTCGGAATCTGGTGCAGCAGGATAAGCGGATTCTTCACGGCAGTCAGGATTGTCGGGATCAAGTTGATTATGCTCTGGGTACATACATGCAGAACCAGAATAGAAGATCTTAGTATTATTAATACCAAGTTTTTCATTCATTTGATGCTGCATCTCAAGAACGTTTAAGTTAATTGTTACAGAATTATGCATAATGTTTGCATCATTTTCACCAGTGAAAACAAATCCTGCGCCTCCCATATCAGCAGCAAACTGATAGATCTCATCAAATGTCTGAATATAACGATAGGGAACTGACTGATAGAAGTTTCCTCTATCACCTTTATATTCCAGAACACGACGAACAAAATCTACGTCACGAAGATCTCCATGAACAAATTCATGTGCTTCAGTAGCAGAATACTCAGGGATCTTTAGATCTACACCACGAACCCAATATCCTTCTTTCTTTAACCTTCTAACCATGTGACTTCCAATGAAACCACCAGCACCAAGTACAAGTGCTGTTTTCTTATATTCACTCATAAAAAAATGTTTGTTTCTAGTATTTATTATAGTATATCAAAGCATAATTGATCAAGTCCAATGTCAAGTGAAATAGTTGGTTTAAAGTTCAAATTGTTTAACTTTTCAACATTTAAAGAAAAGTTCTTTGCTTGCGTCTTTGCGTAAAATTCTGGAGTAATAGAAGATAATATATTACTCTTACAATTCGGCAATTTATCGACTGCTAGTTGAATTATATCACGAAAGTACCGTGATTGTCCAGTAGCAATATTATATATTTGGTTTTCATATCCACTGTCTAGAATACATTTGATTGCTCTTGAGACATCATCAACATGCATATAATCACGAAGAACAAGTCCTCCCTCATAAAGTTGAATATCTTCATCAGTTTTTAATTTGTTTATCAAAAATGCTAGAACATTCTTTTTTGGAGATACTGTTTTATCAGTTCCATACACATTAGTGAGACGAAAGATACGATACTTACATCCGAAAGTTTCACAAAATGAAATCAACAATTGTTCTGCTGTTCGTTTTGTAATTGAATAAAATCCTCTAGGATCTGGAAGATCTGTTTCTTTTGCGTCTATTACATTCAATCCATAAACAAATCCAGAACTCACAAAATTAAATACAATATCTTCACTTTTACAGTACTCAAGTACTTCCATGAGAAGATTCAAATTAGTATTGATATCTACATGAAGATCTTCAAATACATTATAATTTGTAGTTGTACTAATAAAATAAAGAATGTCTTTGGATTGTGGTTCTCTAGAATCTCTGGGAATTTTTATAATTTGATCAGAAAAAAGATTACAAAAAGATTCTCCAATAAAACCTGTTCCACCATAGACCGAAATTTTTTCAAACATATTTTTCACATTCCTCAAAGGTCTTTCCCTTCAAATCTTTTTGAGATAAGATAGGTTCTCCATCTATTCCCCATTCAATTCCCAAATTAGTGTCATTCCAAAGAAGGGTCCTATCATATTCTGGATAATAATAATCCGTAGTTTTATAAACGATTTCTGCAGTTTCAGTAAGAGTGTAAAAACCATGGGCAAATCCAGGAGGAACCCATAGTTGCAAATTATTTTCAGATAATTTAATTCCAAACCATTTTCCAAATGATGAAGATGATTTTCTCAGATCAACAATTACATCATAAACTGCACCAGAAATACAACGAACGAGTTTGCCTTGTGGGTGTTCAATTTGATAATGAAGTCCTCTCAAAACTCCCTTGGAAGATTTAGAATGATTATCTTGAACAAAATTACTTTCTCCAGTAATTTTTTCAAACTTCTTTAAATTAAAAGACTCCATAAAGAACCCACGACCATCCTCAAACTTTTTGTTTGTAATGATATAAGCATCTTTGAGATTAGTTCCTATTGCGTTCATACCATTCAATCGTTTTTTCCAATCCTTTTTTTAAATTAAATCTAGGAGACCAACCAAGTTCAGTTTGTATTTTAGTAATATCAGTTGAATATCTACGGTCGTGCCCCGGACGGTCTTTCACATATTCTATCATATCTTCTTCTTTTTTCATAATATTAAGAATATTTTTTATCAAATCAAAATTTTTCACTTCACATTCTCCGCCAATATTATATTTTTCACCAAACTTTCCTTTTTCTGCCACAACTAAAATTGCCTCACAATGATCTTGAACATATAACCAATCACGAATTTGTTGCCCATCACCATAGATAGGAACTTTATTCCCCATCATTAAATTTTTAATTGTCTTTGGAATTAATTTTTCTTCGTGCTGTCTTGGTCCATAGTTATTTGAACAATTTGTAATAATAGCAGGAAGACCATAAGTGTTATGAAAAGCCATCACAAAATGATCACTTGATGCTTTTGATGCTGAATATGGATTTCTTGGATTATATGTTGTTGTCTCTGTAAATTTACCGTGTTCAATTGAACCATAAACTTCATCGGTTGAAATATGAATGAACTTTTCAACATTATATTTCATAGAAAGATTCAAAAGATTAACTGTTCCATTAATATTAGTATTGATAAATTCGGAGCAACTTTTAATTGAATTATCTACGTGACTTTCCGCAGCAAAATGATAGACAGTTTTAATTTTATTTTCTTTAAATACATAATCTGAATTATTAATATCAAGTGGATATAATTCAATATCTAAATTTGAAATATTTTCATAATCAGCAGCATAAGTCATTTTATCAATACAAATGATTTTTTCACTTGTTATTTTTTTCAAATGATGTATAAAATTACTACCAATAAATCCACACCCACCAGTAACTAAAATTGTCATAGTTAATTATCTTTAATAGAATATTTTTCTAAAATTTCTGGTGAATATTGATTTACTACTGGAGCACCATTCTTTTCATCTCTTTTTTGTTTCTCAAGTAGATAAACTCTGTTTCTAATTTCAGTAGAGGAATATTGATGTCTTCGTAAATGATAGTGAATTTCGATACCAGTATCTATACAATATTGCTTACCAGTAAAATCTCTATCTTTATATTCTTCACTCAAAAATCTTATATGAATTGTTTGAGATTGGATTAAATTAAGAAGATCTTCCTCCGTTTCATAAACAAGAATTTCATCAACATACTTGCATCCTTGAAGTTGAACATAACGTTCATAAGCAGACTGTACTGGTTTATTTTTAATACCAGGACGATCTACGGTTGGATCAACTTGAAGTGCAACTTTTAAATAGTCACATAATTCTTTTTCCATTTTGAGCATAGTAACGTGCCCAGCATGAAACAAATCAAATGAACTACAATTAAAACCAATTTTCATATAATAAATCCCTTTATAACATTATACTAAAAAAAGAGAGTTTATGCAACTCTCCTCATAGGTCATTCAGGCTCGCCACCAATTCTTTAACTGGAAATTGGAAACCAGGCGGAGAAAGAATTCCCCATCCGCCCCAACAAGAATTTT